TAATAAATTTGGCGAAATTGCATCATTTTCAAAAACATCAACATCTAATTTTTGAACAAAATCTATTTGCGTTAATTGAGTTATACCCGAAATTGTAGTCACCTGATTCATGCTAACAGTCCAAGTTATTTCAGTTGATGTACCAGCGTATTCTTCAGCTATTCTAAAAATACAATCTAAAACTAAATCGGTTGCATCGTTCGTTATAATTGTCATGTCAGCGGTTGTAATTGGCGGCGCTGCTGGTATAAAACCCTGCACTTGATTAACTACGCCCGGTACATTTGTAAGTTTGCAAATAATGCCTGCTACACTACCATCGAAAGTACCTACTAAACCAATAGCATTTAAAGCTGTTACATAGCTTGCTTTATCAATAGCTAAACGCGCCTTAATTCGTTGGTGCGGTGCAATGGTTAATTCGTTACCGCTATATTCTGTATTGTAGGTGCTAAGATAACCTGTAATAGTTGGTATTGCAGGCGGCGTGTAAGTAGCTGTTAAAAGCGGCGATATATGTGATGTGACTTCATCAGGATTAACAGAATCATGAATGTTTACTACTATGTAATATTGACCATTTAAAGTAAGCATTGATCCGTTAATGATAAATTGTATTTCTATGTCATCAGCAGCTGGCACGTTTTCAAACCAATCCGATGGCGAATAAATAGCGCCGTTTAGTTGACCGCTGCCCGGTGTTGCCTGTGGTATTATAGCATCAGATAATTGCAAGTCAGTAACAAAGTCAGCCGTATTTGTTGCGGCATCTATTCTAAAAAGCAATATTCTAACATCTGTTATTGGCGGGTTATTGGCCGAACCTATAAACGCATCACCGCGTAATAATATTCTTACAGAATTATCTTCACCTATGGCCAACTGATTGCCATTAACCGTAAACATGCCGTTAGCTATTGCAGCCTGATTTAACTGCGAACTTGTTGCAGTTGCATCAGTCAAAGCATTTAAGCCCGCTGATACTTGTGATGCTGACGTTATTTCAAGTTCTTTAATATATCGCATGCCCGTTGTATCGCCATCAATATCAGAATTATACCAACGTGCCGCAATTGGCAAACGTAAAAATCTGTTACCTGTTGGTGTAAATGCTGCAAGGCTAAAACCAGCATAATCGAATACAGTTGCAATAATACCAATTGACCGAGTTAATGTACTATAAACAGATTGATATAAGTTTTGCAAATCAATGCCCTGACCGCGTGAACTTAAAAAACGTTTTGTGTTTTGTGGCGTTAAACTGTTTTGTAGATAATCTAAAACATCTTGTGTAATATAAAATTCAAATACAATTGTAGCTGTATTGTGCGGTGCGGCACTCATTGACATTGCGCAATAAATGTTATCTAAGTATGGCGCGGCAAAGTTTAAAAATGCTTGTTGTGGTGTTGCCGTTAATGGATTAGGCGTTTCATATCCAAAACTGAAGCCGCTTATAGTATTGTTAATTGTAAATAGCGCGGGGTTAAACCTAACAAACTTATTCAAAAAACTATTTGCACCTGTACTATTTATTGTTAGCGTTAATCTGATTTTGTTACCCATTGTAAAACCTTCAATAGGCGATGTCGGTATTGTTGCAGCCGTAAACGTTGCAATGTTATATAAAACATTTCCGCTGCTGTCGATGCAATCTAATTGTATATTATCGTAAGTATAAGACATTAAATTAAGCCTTGAATAGTTAATGAATTATTATTTGTATCGTAGGTTATTTCAGTTATTTGTACCTGACCTTGTGAAGTTGTAACGTATTTATCAATATCTAAAGTTGTAAGTAAATCACAATCAGCTGTAATTGATATTGTAACTTTGCGCGTTTTGACAGATGTTAAACGCGGGTCATCAATGTAAAATAGGCGCTGGTAGGCTGTGTCGTATGATTGGCCGTTAGCATCAACTAAAGGATTTTCACGAATATGCCATTTGTAATTATAAACACGCAAGCCGTTAGAATTTGTAAAAAAATCTGGAATTGCATAACCTCTATTAAAATTAAAAATATCTTCATCAATTACATTTTGAATATTTATAAGTTTAGGAAAATTTGATATACCCTTTTCTAAAAACATTGAATATCTATTTTCGCTATCTTGTACAAAAGGATAAAAAGCTACATAAAAAGGTTTATCAATTGGGTTAGTATCTGGTGCATTTGCATCAAATCTAAATTGTGTAGCTGAAAATGTAAATGTTTTACTAAATAATCCTACTTGTTGCGGGTTATTTGTTGGATTCCAATCTATTACGCGGTCAGTCCAACGGCGCGCAACTTCATCACCGCTATTATCAACACCATCTTTAGGGTATTGATATTCAGCATAAGCAGCAGGGCGTTCCCCTAAAGATTCATAGCAAATAGATAATAATTGATTAGGTTGTAAGTTATCTGTGTTAAACCATTCAACACCTGCAAAATAATCTTTGCGTTCAATCTGTAAAACACCATTTACAACGCGCCATTCAATATTAAATTCTTTAAGTGCATCTAAAAACTGTATGCCGTTTAAGTTTGGTGAATTATCATCAATTGCTGAAAATCTTGAAGATGTACCTGACCATGGTCTAAATGACATATCAATTCTAACGGTATTATGATAATAACCGCCCACATCAAATAAACTACTTTGATACCCTAAGCCGCAAATTTTACATAGGTTTCTAAATTGACTATCTAAATATGGTGATATATGTTTCTTATTACATCCTACAATAAAGTTAGATAATTGGTCAAATATATTTTGACCATTGCCTGCAATAATATTACCTAATTGAAAAAATAATAAAATAGGTCCTGCTACTACAAAAACAAATATACCTACAATCATTATTGCTTCTTGTGTTGCACTTGGTTTTAAGTCATTGCAGTAGTACATCCATGGCGCGCGTCTAAATTCGTCTATTCCTCTATGATTTCGACCTGTTTCCCACGGAAAATTATTTTTCAAACACCTAATAGCTAACGCATCAACACTATTATCAACTACTGTTACTTGTGCTTCACATGTCGGAAACGTGCACCAACGTACCGAACCGCCTTCAATTTTGCCAGTAAATAATAAGCGGTCTGAACCATCAGAATTTAGACAGCATGTATCATAAATCAGTACATCAATGGCTGCAATATTTGGATTAGGCGCGTTTATTATTTGCTGCCTAACATATTCGTAGGTATCACCAACAACAGTTAATTCAGGGGCAAAACTAAATGCAGAATCGCCCGCTTCATCTTTGCGGCGAAATACAAAACTTGCGGATTCAGTACCATTGAAGTTGTCAAGGTCTTGAGGTATGCCATCAAAATATATTAGTAAGCCGTTCATTTAAGTATTGAATATGTTAAAGCCCCCAAAGATACAGATATTAACGCGTAAGTTGTTATTTTCCACACTTTTTTAAGACGTGTTTGTTTTTTCAATTGCTTTGCGTAATCATTGCAGATAATATTACTGCGCTCATAACTTTGAATCATTTCATCTTTTAATAATAGCATGTCGCTTTGTGTTTGGTGCTGTACTTTCATTGATGCAATAACAGATTCAGCATTATATAATATGCTATCACAATTAACGGCCCTATTAACACATTCGCCGTATGCAATTTTATAGGCATCCAAACTATCAAAACGCGCAGCTATATATTCAGCATAGTCGCGGCTAATTAAAAAACCGTTATCTACCTTTGTAATCTGACATGAGGCGGCTAATGAGCAAAGTGTCAGAAATATTATCGTAATTAACAATCGGTACTTTAATAATCTTAATTCTGGATAGGTCATATCTAAACTGTTTTATTTGTTTGTCTAATGTAGTTTGCATCGTATCTATATGCGCTTGCAAGCTATCTGATTTTGTCACAAATTTAGCATATATTTGGGACAAACTGTCACGGGTTTGCTGTTCGTTTTTCTGTATCTGTTTGTGTAGCTTGTTGCTATTGTCAATTGTAACATAAAGCAAAACAGATATTAGTAATATAACAATAGCTATTAAGTATTTCATTTCTTTACTAAGTTTAAAGCGATGGCTACCGCCTGTTCTTGTAGTTTGCCTTCAGCTATCAAAGTTCTAATGTTTTTTGAAATGCATTTGTTATCACCGGGTAAGCATTTGATTAGTGGCATAGCATTATAATGTTTAAATGTTTATACAAAAGAATATCATTTTGACCAATTACGCGAGAAGTTTTTACGCGCTTGTCTTTGTTCTACAATTTTAAATATACCGTTGGCATTCGCGCTAACTGTTGTACGCGGCATGTACTTTGGCAGTTCAGTTAAAACATTTTCGATACGTTCCAATCTGTTTTCTAATCCGCCGTATGTTTGCGCCACGTTTACAAATATAGACTTTTGCCCTAATTCAGAACTAAGTGAAACGTTATCCCCAAATGCACCGAGCGCGCTTTTAATGCCGCCTTGCTGATATGCTTTAGAAAATGTATTCAGAACATCCGCAGGGATTCTGTTATTGTGTACGGCGCTTAAAACATCCCAATACTTATTATTTGTATCGGTTGTTATTACGCGTTCACCTTCATTAAGCATTGCTGGTATTGTGTCGCGGCCTGCTTTATTGTTGCCGCGTTCTAAGTATTCAACACCCTTATAAAACGCGTTACCAGCGGCTGCACGTGCTTGTGCTAAACCTGCAATAAGTGACGCAATAGTTAAACCAACTGTTATAGCTGATGCAAAACCACCGCCTTCAATCAATGCTTTTGATATTGCAATTGATGCGTTAATAGCTATCTGTACCTGTGCTAATGTTTTTTCACGTTCAACAGCACGGGCCCGTTCAGCTTCCAACTTTTCTAAACGTTCCTTTTCTATTTCTAATTGACGCGCGTTAAAATCTTCACTATTAGAACGTATTTCATCTAATGCCGATTTGCTTTTATCTATTGCTTTATCAAGTCCAGAAATGTAGGCTTGAACCTGTGCGTTAAGAACTGAAAAAACAGAATCGGAAACACCTGTAATTAACGAAGCGGTTTGTTCTATTAGTTCTTTTTGCTTATCGGTTAAACCTTTAAGGTTTTCAGTAGTATCTGTTGCACTTTCATTTAGTTCAGTAATTTTTAATTTAACTTCAGATACTTGTTTATCAATATCAGATACTAACTTAGTATCACCACTTGCAACTGCTAAAGTTCTTAATTGAGCAAACAAAACTAAACGACCTTCAAGTACTTTTTTATTAGTATCTTTTTCAAGTTCTAAACGGCGCTTATCAAAATCTTTATTTATTTTTTCCTCTTCAACTTTATTACCTATTGATGCTTTTAATAGCAATTGGCGTTCCTCTTCTAATGCAATTAACTGATAATTCAGTTGTGTTTCTAACTGGTTTTCTAATATTGAATTGCGGTCTTTGTATATTTTTTCATTGTCAGACATTACAGCTTTAACTAATTTCTTTGATTCGTCTTGTAATTTTTTAGCAAATTTCTTTATAGTTTTTTCGTTTTTTTCTTCTTTGTCAGCTATAAACTTATAATACGTTTCATATAATTCTTTACGCTTATTTACATTTTCCTGTTGCATCAGAGTAATTTCAGATTCAGACAAACCAAGTTCTTTTTGATATTCAATTTTTAAGGATTCTAAAACATCAATTAGTTGAAGTTCAGCTTTCAATCTTGCTTCGGTATTTTCTTCTGTTTTTAATACCTCAATCTGTAAAGCATTTTCGACATTTTTCATTTCATCCTGAATCGCTTTTAAACGGTCAGCCTTTTGTTTATCAGCACCTTTTTGTATAATATCATTTATTCTTTTTTGCGCATCGGCTTCAAGTTCTTCTATCTGTGCTGTTTGATATGTCCAAATAGTTGTACGTTCTTCTAATAATGATTCCCATTTTTTTCTTAATAAATATGCTCTTTGTGTTTCGCCTTTTAATTCAGCGTCTAATGCTTGTCTTAGTGCTTCTTCTTCTTGTAGTTTTAACTCATCTTCACGTTTTTGATTTTGGCGCATTATTTCTTTACGCTCAAGTTCACGGCTTTTAATAACAGCTTCAACTGTTTCACCTTCAAGTTTAATTCTTATTCTTTGGGTTCTATACTGATAATCTGCAATAGCATCTAAACGGTCTTGTTCTTCTTTAATCATTTCTTTAGATGTATCTTTATACACCTGTACTAATTCACGGCGGCGTTTTTCCTCTTCATCTGTAAGTTTTCCGCGCTGTGTTTCAATATTATTTAGCTTTTGAAGTTCAACAGCTGCAATATCTAAACGTTCTTGATAAGATAGCGTTTTATCATTTATTTTCTCCATGTTTTCAGCAGTATCATCAGTACCTTGTACTAAACTGCTAAAAAAACTTAATATAGGACCTGCAAAACTAAGTATTAAACCAAATGGCAATACAGCACCAATGGCGCGAAATGCAAAACCCAATGTAGAAGCAACTCGGCGCATTTGACCTATTTGGCGTGTGCCTTGTATCAACGTTTGACCAAATCCTTTTTGCTGTTTTGTTGCATTTGCAGTTTCTGTAGCTATCTGTTTGTTAACATTTGCTAATTGATTTCCAACAGCTACGCCTAATTTTGATTCTGCATTTACAGACTTTTGTAATTTTAAAAGAGCATCGCGTTTTTGATTTAATTGGTCTAATCCTTTCGCTTCAGTTCCTAAAATAGATATAAAACTTTGCTGCGCAGATTCTAATTCATCAGCAACGTCAGCGCCTTCAGCCATTGCGCTGTTTAGTTCTTCAATGCTTGCAATTGCCGAGTTAATTTCGCTTTGAAATTGCGAACCGTTAAATTCTAAACTATAAACGTCTTTAATTTCTGCCATTACTTTTTATTTATTTTTTTGTTAGCCTGTTCGGCCCTATCGTTGTCTTTTAATATCTGTTCTAATGCCGCGTAATAATCACGTATAACCCAGAATCTAACATTTGCCATCTGTACCGGGTCACCCTTTGTTATAATATAATCGTTTTCGCGGTTTTGTTCTTTCAGTTTTTGTAGTGCGTGTTGATATGTTGCAGGTTTCTTTTTTGGTTTTGCGTTTGGTTCAATTTTGTTTAGCCTTGGAAAGTTTAATTTTTTAAAGCGCTCGAACCTTTCAATATTTGTTCTATACTGTTCAAAAAAAAAGCGCGCAGTTCATCGTCTTTTTTAATCGCTTCCATTTTGCGCTGCTGTGTTTCTGAATTTATAATGTATGGGTTTTCACCATCAATATAAAAAAAATACAAACCAGCTTCTAATAATAAATCATCTAACTTAACGCTTTTAAGCCTGTAAAGAATGTCGTTTAATTGGTCCTTAGACTTAGTATGAAATTCTTTTAGCTTATCGCGTGTCATGTTTTGCCATGGCATTTCTTCAACAGTTTCTAAAATGCCGTTTAGCTTTTCAACTACTTCTGTTTTGTGAATACCAAAATCAATTGCGGTCATAGCTTCTTCGATCCTTTGCGCACGTTCACGCGTTAGGTTTGCAGGATTCTTTAAAATGTAAAAGTTATTACCAGCGCGGTCTGTAAATACTCTTGTCAATTCTATGCGCTGCTTTGTAGTTTCGGGAATGTAGGTTTTAAGCCACTTCTGGTAATTACTTTCGTTTTGTTCTGCCCTGTTTCGTTTTCTAAAAATCATGTGTATTTAATTTGGTTGTAAAGTTAGGGCAAAAAAAGATAAAATATTTTATAAAATTTTTATAAAATTATTTGCAGTTATGAAAATTAGGTGTAATTTTGTATCAACAAATACGGAAACGGAATTATTAACACACAAAAAATTAAGATCATGACAACTTTAGAATTCAAAACAATTCTTAATGCTTTGAACATAGAAATTATCAAAGAAAATAATTTGATTGGTTTCAAATACGATGGCAAAAATACCTATAATTGGTTTAAAGACTTAGATGGCGATATAAAGTTTGACCATTGTTATAGTTGTAACACAAGCAAAACTATCAAAACTTGGGATTATGGATTTTCTGTACTTTATTATTTATCCAAAAGATATTTTAAAAAAACAGGTTTATATACTTCAATCAACTAAAACATCAAAGCTTTTCGGTCAACCTACAAAACCTAATTTTTAACTATAAAAAACTTAAAATCATGTTATACCTTAGAACACCATTACACGGCAACGAATTTAAAGTTTGCGACGAACTAACAGATGAAGTAATAGCAATTTTCTCTAACCAACAAGATGCTATTGATTATATAAATTTCAAGACCAATAAACAAACTACTTTTTAACACTTAAAACTTCACAACATGAAAACACTACTTTTTATTTTACTATTTAGCGCCGCAGCATACGCGCAAACAGATACTATGTACTGCATTCAGATACTTAGCACGCGACATCCTGAATTTATACGCGCTGAACATTTAGCTATGTGTACACTTGAACAGGCGCAAGTAGAACAAACAGATAGCCTATACAGGATTATGTTTGTTTACAACACACTTGAAGAGGCTGAAATAATGCTAACAACATGGAAACGCGCACACAAAGACGCGTTTATCTGCCGCCGTACATCACAACAAGTTTTAAACTTTTATCAATTTTACACTTATGATTAAGCATATAGATATTAAAGGCAATAACCACCGAAATAAAAAAGGTATACTACAGCAGTTCTTAACAGAAGCGCAAAAATATAAGCCGCTAACATTCGAACAGGAACGAACAGCAACACGCGAACAACTGATCAATCACAATATGTTATTTGCCGCATCAGTTGCGTTCCGTTACGATACTGCACAAGTAGATATAATGGATTTAATAAGTGAGGCTATGTTTGGCCTAATCAAAGCTGCCGATACATTTAACCCAACGTTTGAAAATAAATTTATTAGTTACGCATTATTTCAGATTCAGCGCTATATCAAAGACTTCATTGATACTAAGAAAAACTGCGTAAGGCTGCCACATCGAATATCTCAGGTTAGATACCAAATCGGTAAGTATGAAGAAACAGATAGTTACCTGTTATCGGAAAAACTAAACATACCTGAAAACATTATAAAATCAGCGCAAAGTATTACAGGCTTCGTTAGCTTAGACGATACTAATTTTGATGGCGATATTATTTATCAGGTTGCATCAGATGATCAAACAGATAAACACGTTTTGCAGTTAGAACTAAAAGAACTTTACAACGAAGTTACCGAATGTTTAACATGCCGTGAATTAGAAGTTTTAAGGTATAGATACTTTGATAACTTCCCGCAAGATTTAAGCCAAGTAGCTGAAAAACTAAAACTCTGTCGTGAACGTGTCAGGCAAATAGAAAAACAAGCGTATAAAAAAATAAGAAATAAATATGCAAACGGAATCTAAATGGATACGCGAACTAATATTAAGCGGTCATAGTGATAATATTGAACTTGGTTTAATCCTGAATGATTCGTTCAAATGTTTTCCGTTAACCCGTAAGTTTTACAGAAAACATAAACGCTTTAAATTCTGGCATCCACCGCGGCACTATTCTGTTTTAGAATCAGAATCACGTTATTATTCATGGGTTGCACTATTGAATAACGAACTTAAAACGCATAAGGCTTATTTTTGGTTAGACTTTAAAGAACCTAAGTATAAAACGCCGTGGGAGCATTGGCAGCTGCATATTACCAATCATTTCAATTGGCCTTATAAAGGTATAATGTTTACAGGCGGCGGCCATCCTTATACTACTATGTTTATACGAGGTCACAATTTGTGATTTCAAGTTAGACCACCTCGTTGACGTCAACGATATGCTATTTTAGTTTAACGGCTTAAAGTAACATAACCATTTATACAGCTATGTTCACAAAATACTAATGTTCATTTTCCGTGAACGCTAATACATCTTACCGTTAGCCAAAAACTTATCGGCCCAAACGTTAACCTGTTCTACATAAAAATCGCCATTGTCATTTATATTGACGATGGCGAAACCATTAGCCCACAATTGACGCTGAAATCGCGGCATATAGCTAAAACCTTTAGATTTGATATCATATAGCCCGCCAATGTTAAACGCGGCCCTATTACCTGAGTGATAGCATTGAACCCGGTGCGTATGACCAAACATAACTGAGTGCTGCGTTTTGTCTAAGTGCGCTTTTGCCGCGTGAATAGATGTGTAAACGCCGTGAACTATATCTAAGTGTTTGCCTAACGTGAAATAATCAGACTGCCAATCTGTTTTAACTTCCCATCCACGTTCGTACAAGTATAATGCATCAGTAGGATTTATTAGCGCGCCGCCGTATTTAGCGTTGTCCTTTTCTTTTATGTGCCTAAAGTATCGGTCTTCATGGTTGCCAAATAAAAAATACTTCTTTGCACCTTTAAACGCGCTGTTAATATCGTCAATGCCTTGCAAACCATCTATATATTCATCTTGCAATGTTAGGCCCGATAAGTTGGCCAATGATTCAGCATTATAGCTGCCAAGTGTATAAAGATCTAAATAATCGCCCGCTAAAACAATGCCGTGTAAGTTCGCGCCAAGTTCAGATATTAAGCGCAATAGTTTTTGCCATAGTATCTGATTATGAAACGGTCTGTGCACATCACTAACAACTAACCAGCGCTGCAAACTTTTGTTTTGTCGGCGCTTTTCATTTATTATGTTTTTCCAATATTCTACTTCTTCATTAGAATGTACTTTAATTTTGGGGCGGTAAATCATAGGATTATAGTTTTATATCTTGACAAAACGTGTTAAGTAAGTATCTAAGATTATCAAGTAAGTCGGCCTGCCTTTCTTCTCCTTTGCCTTTAATTATGCGCCTGCTGTTATCTGATTTGATGCGTAAACAATCCATACGCAAACCCGGGCATTTATCTTCATAAATCTGAAAGTCTGGGCACATGCTAATAATAGTGTTTGTTTGCACGTAACTTTCAGCGTGAAGGGGATTAGCCTTTGGCACTACAAAGAATCGCGCTGGTAATTGCAGTTCTTCTTGTATTATTTCATAGTATGTTTTTGAAACGCGCTGTCTACCATCGGAACGATCACCTGATGCATCACCTGTAATCAGTAGCGGAATAGTACAAGGATAAATAGCAGTATCGGACCAACGCCCGATTTTTTTATTTGTTTCTGCAAATACCCATTCCCTAAATGCTTGACAAGTGTCATAGATTGAAGCTTCACCGCGTTCTTCTGAACCTATCTTAAATTCCTTTACGATGTGTACGCCATACTTATAGCGTGATTTAGCGGATATGTTAGCTGGCAAGACAGTTTGTTTCATAACGGCGGCGGTCATAGGTATTTTGTTAAAGTCAAATGAAACGTAAATCTGTTCCGTTTCCCAATATATTTTTTTTGACTGCTGAAATACTTTTTGTTGAATGCTTTTGTCCTTTAGAACGTAAACCCACGCTTCACCACTATAATCAACAAATACAGATTTGTATTCTTGTTCAAATGTTAAGCGGTCCAAATCGCGGCTGGCATCGGCAACCTCATCAGGGTCAATGCTTGGGTTATCGGTTGTTTCCATTCGAAATGTAATCCAACTATCTGAGCCGTTTTCGCTTTGTGGTAAATCTATGTCATTATAACAATTCTTTTCGACATTGCCAGCCTTTGCGCCGTTTCTGCATAGTTCGTACCAGTAGTTATCTTTACCCGCTGCTGTACCAATAAAAAACGCCTCACCTTTGTAGTCAGTTAAGGTAGGGCGTGCAACTGTTTTCCAATGATATTCTAATATGTGGCTTGGTATCTTTTGTGTTTCTTCATAGATAACGCGGTGATACTTTCGCCCGCGCCCTTTATCCTTTCGCCCTTCATCGCCAATGGACCACACTTCTAAAACGCCGCCATTGAGAAACTGCATTATTTTAGATGTTTCATCTTTATGTTTAATGATTCCGCCTTCTGAAATAGTCTTATAAGTATCTACAATCTTATTCCAGCTTTGTGCAAAATCTTTAAAATCGTCCACAAAGATACCAACGAACTTACCTTCAAATACGGCAGGTGATATAAGCGGCAATGCAACCGATGTTATAAGTTCAGTTTTGCCAAACCTACGCGCGCAAACAATACAATTAAACCTGCGCTTATTATCTAATATTCGTTTTTGCCCGGTGTGCGGCTTAAACAGTTGTATGTTTATGTTACGCGGCACTACTTAGCTTCAGGTGGATACTGAATGTTTATGTTAATGTTTTTGTCGTCTTGCGCTTCGCCCTTCGGTTCTATTATGCCATAGTTAAACCCTAACAAAAGTTTAGTAATTGCAGGATTTGATTTGCCATCTAAACCCCTTACTACTTTGTTTGTTAGTATTTTATGTTTCGCGCGCGCTATAAATACCGAAAATTCAGGCCTTTCGGCGTAATTCAAAAGCGTATCAGCATCACAATCTAAAAAATCAGCTAAACCATAGATAGTATATGGTATTGGGTCAGGCAAATCAATTACTTCATAATAGTCACGTGTTTTTACAACTTCTTTTTTTGTACGTGAATCGCAATAATCAAAATACGCTTCAATTTTACTTTTCAGTTCTTCGGGCGTTTTAAATAACAATTTTCTACCTGCAATTCCTTTCATATTTTCGTTTTAAGCAACTTTAAATAACTTTTGATATCTACACACTACTTTAATATAAAAATGCCTTAAAACACCGTTTAAATAAGTTTTAAGACTATATCTATATTATTATTAGTATTATTATTTATATTATTATTATTATTTATTATTATTGTTAACACTTGTTACATTAAGTGTAACACATAAGTAATTGATATATAGTACATGTTACGTGTTTACACCTGTTACGCTATATTCTACGCACATATGTATTTTTTAGTTTAAATACGCATGTGTATGTATGCGTCGTATGTGAGAAAAACCCCGTAACGGGTGTTAACAGCGTAACAAAACTAATAATCAAACAGTTATGTGTTACATGCTGCGTAACCTGTGTTAACATTTCAAATAAAAAAACCGCTGCACTTGTTGAACAGCGGTTAGCGGCAAACCGCAGTTAAGGCAAAAGTAAGTATTAGTTTTCAGATTTTAAAACTTTTCGATGTGAAAATTCAATATTTGATTTTTGATAGTTCAACGGATTACCATCTAAAAACGTCATAGTGTACTTTAAATCATGATTTTTAAGCGGAAAAAGCAAATGATGTAATAACATGCCAGTATTGCTTATAATCCTATTTTTTTTAACATGCCATTTAAAGTTTTGGCATTTTTCGTAATCAGAATCATCGATCATAATGTAGTCAATACAAAGATTGCGTTTGAAGATTTGAAGTAGTTTCATGGGGTATTTTTTAGTTTATCTAATAATATATCAACATGGCAATTTTCATCTAACTTACAACTACATGCTAAATTAAAACCTTTTAATTCTTTTAAACTTAATAGCTTCTTTTTATCTACTACCCAATCAAGATATATCTTATATAGCTTTAAAGAATCTTCGCGGCTAAATTCATCAAGTTTAAATGGGTTGCCATACTTAGTTGACCTATCAACTTTTTTTGTGTTAGGTGGCATTTTTTCGCCTTTGTAGCGTTCTTTACTGCCAAATTTAACTCTATTCATAAATTAAGTGTTTTAATAGTATAAAGAATCTGAGCTTCATTTTTAATCATTCCTAAATCAATACCCTGTGTAATAAACTGCTCAATCTTTGTAATTTTTTTAAGTTCATTTGCAGATGCTAAATTTCTCATGCCTGCAAAATGTTTTTCAAAAACACGTTCATTTATAGCCATAGCATATTTATAAAATTCAGCATTAGGTATAATTTTTTTAATAGCATCATTCATTGGTCTATATTCAGTACCAGCTTCAATACGGTCAAATATTAGGCTATCTGTTAACCAAATAACAACTTTAGCATAAATCATTGGATTTAATTCCATTGCTAATAAAACCCATATATAAGGATTGCACATAACTTCTTTTGTATGTCTTGCTCCTGTTGTTTTATATACATTAAGTGACTTTAATAATTTTGCAATTCCCATTTCATTTATACGTTCTATAAAAGCATTAAAACCTGTTTTTATGATTCCTTGATTTTCTAATAAATAATATGTACGTTCTTTAAAATCTTGTGTTTGCATTATAGTTTCAATTCTTCTATCAGTCCATCCAAATTCCCATCTTGCGGTTTCATAGGCTTTTTGTAATGCCGTAACTGATAAAAATCCACTTTTAGTTTCTTGTTTAATCGTAACTCCAAAAAGTTCACGGTCTTTTGATTGCATAATTACATTTGTTTTCATAAAATATAAATTTTAATTGTTAATACTACAAAGATAGTATTTTATATTTATATTTCAAAGGTTATAAATAAAAAACCCTACATTTTTGCAGGGTTTTAATCACTTTTATTTTTCTAATTCATCATTAAACGCTGATTTTTTCAGCAAATCAGTATAATTCATGCTGCCCTTGCGGCTAACATCGCGCCCAAATATTTTACCAAACTTTTCAGCAGCATCTTTAACTGCGTAAGTTTCGGCGGCGGGTGCAGCTTTTTGCACACCATCGGTTTTAACGGCGTTCCAATCTGTAGCTCCTGCGCCTTTATCTGTTTGTATTGGTGCTGCGCCTATGCCGTCTTGCCACATTGGTTGCCCGTTTATAGGGTTTATTACATGCAGTCTTACAGTTACTACAACTGAATTTGCTACTATCTGCGTTGACCGTATTTCTACGTTAAAATTGCCAAAAATACGTGTTAACAGGTATTCTATTTTTTCAATAGGAATATATCGGTAATCGCGAATCATTGGATGCTGAACTAACCACTTAGCTGGTGGATCTTGATTCAATAACACCGTTAGCGCGTTTTGCTTTAGGCTGTCTTCATTTTCTACTAATAGGTCTTGAAGTGTCGGAAGTTTTGTTAGTTGTGTCATGGTTTGAAGTTATTTAGCCCAGTTAGGCAATGAAAGAATATGAATTTTGTTATCAGTTGTATAGCCGTGAAAATTATTAGTTTCCTTGCATTTTTTAAGCGTTTCAATATCGGCTAAATATTCTTGGCGGCCGCGTTCAATAGCTTCGGGGTCAAGTTCATAAAGTTCTACATTAAACGGCGCTTCTTTTTCAACAGCTATAAATATAAACCGTTCGGCCTTTGTTAAATCCATGTAGAACGCAGCTTGAACGTGATAGCGATAATTCCAAACAGATTTTGCAAATTCGCCCGGTGCTGAATTAGTTGTTGTTTTAAGGTCAATGCAAACGTTATACTTTGTGTTAAGAAAATCAACTTTGCACTTAGCGTCAAGGTCTGCAATTTTACCGAATACAGGTAGTTCCGCTTGGCCACGTTCTAAAAGTATAGCAGCCTTCGGATGTGCTAAAACAGCGTTTCGAATGTTTAGGGCTAATTCGTAATCTTTAAGCGATACAAATAATTCTTTGCCTTCGGATTCAGCAATAAATGATTCGTAAATTGCTTTACCTTCTTTTGTGCGGCGGTCGCATTCGGGCATTACGGCGTAATTATCCTGATTAAATACAACGCTATGAACTAAACTACCTAAGTTCATGGCTGAAGTTGGCGCTTGTTTTTCGCCTTCAATATAGGCTTTATAATGCGCTGGTGACTTATGTACTAAGTCTAAAAGTGATTTACTGATGTACTCAGTTTTACGGTGATACTCTTGGTTTGTCATAAATTTTAAAAATATTTTATTAAATAATAGCACAAAATTAAAAAGGTTTTTTAACTTTGCAACACAATTGAACGAAAAATTAAAAAATATTATGAAAACATTTGAACAGCTATCTATTCGATGCGACATTTTAGGCATCAGTATTTCGGAACTTTGCAGGCGTGCCGAAGTAGGGCGGCAAACTGTCGAATACTGGTCTAAGGTTGAACCGCAAACATTGATCATCTATTACAAACTTATAAATGCTTTAAATGAATTAGAAAATGAACACAATACAGCTACGGCCATATCAATTAAAAAGCGTAAGCGACATAAGAGAGAGTTACCGACAGGGGAATAAAAAAGTTCTATTCGTATTACCAACGGGCGGCGGCAAAACTGAAACGTTCATTTATATGGCAATGGAAGCAGTTAGCAAAGGTAAACGTGTTTATTTCTTAGTGCATAAAAAAAACCTTGTTAATCAGATTTCGGAACGTTGCAAAAGATACGGATTAAGACACGGTTTTATAGCGGGTAACAGGCCAAAGCAGTATTATTTACCAGCACAAGTATGCAGCGTGCAAAGTTTAAAAAATAGGCTTAATGAAGTACCGCAACCTGACTTGCTAATAATTGATGAAGCGCATCATTCAAACGCTGGTACATGGAAGGACATTTTAGATTTCTACAAAGATTCTGTTTATGTTTTGGGCGTTACTGCTACACCGTGGCGCGGCGATGGTCAAGGATTAGGCGATGTGTTTAGTGATTTAGTTTTAGGGCCATTACCCGCTGAATTAGTGCAAATGGGTAATTTGGTGATGCCTGAATATTACAACTTCAAACCGTTGGCGGATTTTACTAAGATTAAGAAAGATAAAAACGGCGAATACAAAGCTGATGACCTATTTAAAGAAATGGATAAACCAGCTATAACAGGTAATGCAGTTGAAGAATATAAACGTTTGGCACCGGGTGAACCTGCAATTTATTCATGTGTAAATATTAAGCATGCTGATAACGTTGCAGCGGCATTCAATGAAGCTGGGTTTAAAGCAGTTTCTATAAATGGAAACTTTCATGAAAACGAAGTTAAAGAAATTATATCGCAATTCGCGAATCGCGATATTCAGATTTTAACGTTTTGCGACCTTATAAGTGAAGGTACAGATATACCAGCAGTATCAGTTGTTGGAATGCTTAGACGTACAATGTCGCTTAGTTTATATTTACAGATAGTAGGGCGCGGATTAAGACCGATGGAAGGCAAAGACAGATGTTTAATACTTGATCACGTAGGCAATCAAAAATTACATGGGCATCCATTGATGACGCGAGAATGGACATTAGAAGGCGTACAAAAGAGAAAACGCGATACAGATACATTACAAACTGAATATACCGACTGTACAGAATGTTTTAGGACTTATGAAAAAACACACGCTGCATGTCCTTATTGTGGTTTTGTTGAACCTGTAAAGGTTAGCGAAATAGAACAGGTTGCAGGCGTTGCTGTAAAAGATGAAACTACCTTGGATGAATTATTGAAACTTAAACGTACTGAGCAGGCAAAAAGCCGAACATTAGAAGATTTATGGCAGTTAAAAATTCAGCGCGGACATAAAGATAAATGGGTTTATTTTGTATTTGAAAGTAGGGTATTAAAAGACAAAGGTTCTATTGAATACATAAACAATAAACACGGATTGAACGCTATAAACCGCGATGATTTAAAAGCTGCTGTGCTTAGAAAATGGAACGAATTTTATAAAACTAAAAAACATTGATATGCTTAAAGACATAATTTTATTTACAGCACTTATAGCTGCTGTTATTTACGCTGGAAGTAAACCCGAACCCGAAGTTATTGTAAAAACCATTTACATAACGCGCGACACATGCGATACTGATTCAGATTTTATAAATGCCATTGGCGAAATTGAAACGCAAAATACTGATTCACTTATAGGTGACAGCGGCCGCGCTTTTGGTAGGTATCAAATACATGATGTTTGTGTTACCGGTTCAGGCCTTAAAGACTTGCTAAATTACCAGCATAAAGACATGTTTGATTCAGTTAAAGCTGAGCGCGTGTTTTGGGCGGTTATGGGTATCAATTGTTATACTTACGCGCAAAAGTACGGCAAATATCCTGATTATGGTGAATTAGCGCGAATGTGGAACGGTGGCCCGAATGGTTATCAATATGAAAGCACATTAAATTACCTTAAAAAATTTGAACAATGCCTCGAAAAAAATTAACTGATTACGAAATACTTTTAGAAATTTTTAGGCGGGTTTATGCTGTTAGCGAACCGCCCGCAGATTTCGATGAACTTGTAGCGAATGCCGAACTTAACGAACACGGCCAAAAAGATATCAAGTTCATGAATTACGAATGTGAAGACAAAGTAATGCAAGATATTTTTAACGAAACAATGGCAAAGTATAAAATTAAAGGATATAGACTTAAACAGTTTTCATTTAGTTTTTGGCTTGGCTGTTCACCTAAATCAAAAAAATCATGAGCGGCGGTACATTTTCCCACATGCAGCATAATATTCGTGACATTTACGAAACAATAGAACTGCATATAGAAAAACAAGGCAAAGAAACAGAATGGGGCGGCAAAAACTTTATATTTGAACCTGAAGTTTTAAAACATTTGCAAGATGCTATTGAATGTCTAAAAAAGGCTTATGTTTATGCGCACCGTGTTGATTGGCTTTTAGCTGGTGATGATGGTGAAGAATCATTTATAGAACGTTTAAAATCAGATTTATCAAAGCTATGAAAGAACAAGACTTATACAAGGCCCTGCAAGCGCGACACAGCAAACACGGCATATTATTTCGTAACAATACAGGCACAGCGTTTCAGGGTAAAAGGGCGGTAATTAACAGCCGCCCTATAATAACCGAACCCCGACAAATAACATTTGGCTTATGCGTTGGTAGTTCTGATTTAATCGGATGGACCGAAAAAATTATAACTAAAGACATGGTAGGTAAAAAAATTGCTATATTTACAGCCCTCGAAGTTAAAAACCTTAGCGGAAAAGCTACAAAAGAACAAATCAATTTTATTAAACAAGTCAGAAAATCGGGCGGCATTGGTGATATTTTGCGCTGGGTAGATGAAGACTTTAAAGCAGATGAGATATGATAAAAGTAGGCTCAGATTTTAGCGGAGTAGGTGCATTTAATCAAGCGCTGAACAGGCTTGGCATTGAGTATAAGGAAGTTTTTGCTTGCGATATGGACAAATACGCCCGGCAAACTTTTATACACAACTATGGCGAACCTAAGTATTACCCGACAAACGTTTACGAACGTGAAATACCAACAGAATCATTAGACATTTATATGACATCACCGCCTTGTCAAGCTTTCAGTTTAGCTGGGAAGCGATTAGGCAAAAATGACAAAAGAGGTATTTTATTTTTTAATAGTTTGGAATTTATAGAAAAGAATAAACCACGTTTTTTTATCTTTGAAAATGTTAAAGGTTTATTATCTGATGATAACGGCAAAACATTTTCTGAATGGACAAATTTTTTAGGTGGTAAATCTGTTAACGGTTCACCTGTTTTATTTCCTTATTCCGATGCTGTTGATTACCATTTATATTGGAAAGTATTAAACGCAAAGCATCACGGAGTACCACAAAACAGAGAGCGAGTTTTTTTGATTGGCATTAGGGATGACAAAGATAATAATTTTAGCTTTCCTGCTGAGGAGCATTTAACAAAACGGTTAAAAGATGTATTGGAAAGCGAGGTAGATGAAAAGTATTTTTTGAGCGAAGAACGAATAGGTACTATAACAAAGTCAGAGCGTGGAATTGGATGGACTGATGCAGAATTAAAAAATACTGCTAATTGTGTTTTAACTGCTTATTCAAAAATTCCTACTGATGGAGAATACTTAAAAATCAAATCCGCAACATCAAAAGGTTATGAAGAAGCAACAGAAGGCGATTCTATAAATTTTAGCGTACCGAATAGCGAAACAAGGAGAGGTAGAGTTGGCAAAGGTGTAGCGCAGACGTTGGATACACAATGCAATCAGGGGGTAATACAACTTAACCAAAGTAAAGAAAGTGGAGGGCAACAACCATATATGCAAAACAGAGTTTATGATGTAAATGGTATAAATCCAGCGTTAACAACTTTATGGAATGTTGCTAATTTAATCTGCGGTGCTATCCGTGGCAGAGGCGAAAACAATGAACAAACATTAGAACTAAATAATAGTGATTATACTAACTCAATTACTACTGTTCAAAAGGATAATGTTATTGTACATAATTGCATAACAGAAGCAATAGGTATTGCAGTTCATCCACTTTCCAAAAAATTAGAATTTAATGGATTTAAAGATACAGTTTCACCTACATTATTAGCTACTGATTATAAAGCTCCAAAATGTATTCAATATAACAACTACCAAATCCGCCGCTTAACCCCTCGAGAATGCTTCCGACTTATGGATTTTCCCGACACATTTACTTGGCCTGTTTCAGATAGTCAAGCCTACAAACAAGCTGGTAATAGTATAGTGGTAAATGTACTTTATAAAATATTAAAAAACTTAAACATATGACCAACGAAGCTGAAAACCTACTATCTGAACTTAAAGATGAAGCGCTAAAAATGGATGCATACATCAAAGACGATACTAAGCGCCAAAATTACAGGCAACTTAAAGAACGCCAACTTTTAACGCTGCAAAATATTATTATTGCATTAGAAGAAAAAGAGCAAAGTTTTTTTGAAAAACAAATTACGTTCCCGCATTCTAAAGACTTAGAACAGGTTATTTTAGGTGCTATATTAGTAGATAATAACGCCCGCGACAAAGTTAATTTTTTAAGCCCTGAACACTTTTATTTTGACAATCACAAACTTATTTTTGAACTTTGTCAATCAGTTGAAGTAGTAGATATTATTACCGTAGCTGAAAAATTAAAATACCGTTGCGGTGGCCCTGCTTATTTAGCTGAATTAACAAACCGGGTAGCAAGTTCT